ATATCAATCAGTTACTTACGACTAAAGACATGATTAAGAAGCTACAGACAACAGCAGATGCCCTACAAGCTCAGATAATGGATAAGATGGGTAATGCTTCAGAAGGTAGAATTGGTGAGCATATAGTGCATTGGAAGATGCGAAACTTTAAAGCGCAACCTGAAAAAGTAGTGCCAGCTAAAGATGCTTATGAGATTAGAAGTAAGACTTTGACGATTAAAAAAAGTAAATAAGGAGCAAAAAATGAAACTACAATTTGAAGAAAATAAACCTAATACACAAACTGTTCAATTTAGGATTGATCCAACGACTAATCAAAAGCTAACAGCATTGAGAAATTATCACAATGTTCGAACTGGCGAACTGTTAAAGAAGATGATTGATATTCACTATGAGGAATTAGGTCAAATAAGTGGAGCTGTAAAATGAGTGAATTAGTATATGTTATTGGCTCAGAAGAAAAAGGTTCTCCATTTAAAGTTGGCAAATCAACTGAAAAAGCCTTGAAAAACAGAATTAAAACAATACAAACTGGCAACCCTTTATCCTTAAAAAGTTTTTATGAATTTACTCCAAAAAATGGAGATGCTTATGCATTAGAAAGCAAAATAAGAAATGATTTAATTGATAAATTTGGTTACAAAAAACTTACAGGTGAGTGGATAGAAAGCAGTCATAAAAATTCTGTAGAAAAAATTGGCAATGATATATCTGCTATATTAAAGGATGTTGATTATGATTTTAAAGATGATCCTAGATATAAGATTTTGAAAAAGGAAAATCTTGAATTGAATAATGATTTAAGAAATAGATATGACGATTTATATCAAGAACATAAATTAATTTTTCAAAAGCTCAAAGAATTTAATAATTTATATAATTTTATTAAAGATTTGCATGTGCAACAAAAAAACCTTACTACAAAAATATCTAAATATACAAAAACCATTTATCGTGACATTACTCCTGATTACGAGTATGAACAAATTCTTGAGAATCAGCGTGGGTCGTGGGGAGAAGTGCATTACAATGCTATGGATTGGTTTATATCTATTTACAAAATGGTTACACAAAAAGCATACCCTGATCGACATCATAGACAGGGATATAATATTTTTAGGTTACCTGAAGATGGTTTTATACATATAACTTTTAATAATACAAGATACACATACGACATCAAAACAAATTCTTTATCTTATGTAACGCCAACACAATATGAACAGCCAACAAGAATAACTGGTGCTATTACTGGCAGGCATTATATAAACAAAGCCGAAATGTATAGATTGTATGATAGAAAAAACAATGCGTGCCATGATCAAATAAACCTTAGTGTAGATGATCGTTTTGAACAAACAAAATTGCGAACTTGCCAAATTACATACAATGAAAAAATATATAATTTTATAAATGAAGATTTTGTGGAAAAAGGGCAAGTGAGGTAATGAGAGTATTTAGGTTATGGAGAGTTTACCTTTTGCCCTTACTAAGAGTATAAGGGTTTTTACAGGCTGAACAATAAAGTCTTTGCTTTATTATAAAATTAATTTTAATATAAATATGGAGAGTAATTATGGATGAAAAAAACAAAAAAGCGCTTTGGATATCAGAGGAGCTACATAAAGAGATAAAAGTATTTGCAGTTATAAACAATATGAATATTGAAGCTGCAACTCAATACCTTTTAAAGTTGGGTGTATGCTCACACGAACTAGAGAAGAATAATGGCACAAAATAAAGCAGCAGTAGAGAAAAGAAGATTAGAGCTAGAAGCTGAAAGATTAGATCAAGATGTTAAATACATTTATATGCAAAAGGAATTAAATAATTCTTATATGCAAATAGGTTATAAAAGCGGTAGAGTCATTACCAACACAACCACTAACAATGCCAATTAATAGCAGAACAAAAGGTGCAGCTTTTGAAAGGCTAATAGTCAATAAAATTAATTCTTATCTTGAATCTAAAAATGCAGATACAAGGGTTACAAGAAACTTAGATCAAGCCTTTATGAAAGGTTTGGCTGATATCTATTGGGACAACATAGCTATTGAATGTAAGAGATATGGTAAAGGTAATGGCAATATGTATAAAAGCGCTTGGTGGGATCAGGTAGTAACTAGTGCTGGTGATAAGTTTGTACCATTATTAATTTATAAGTTTAATCATAATAAGATTATGTGTGTCATACCTTTATATTTATTAAGTGATAACGAGAAGCCAAATTGGCAAAGTGCTTATATGTGTCCGCTATCTGATATATGTGAAAGGTTAGATGAGGTGGTTGAAAGAGCTAATGGATACAAATAGTTCTTTATACGAAGAAGATTTTGAGCAATTTTGTAGAGAGTCATATACAAAAATACAAAATGCTTGCGAGTTTCTCGGCATTATAAATGACGAGGATTACGAAAGTTTCAAGGAGAGGTGTTATCTTAGGCTTGAAGCTGATTATATGAACAGTATTGATAAAACAATACATTAATGGAGAGTATCTATGGATATTTTAGGTGGCATGAATAATGCTAATGAAGGGCAGCAAGTTTATCTTGCTTTTAAAACAGCAGAGCAAAAATTCTTTGTAAATGGTGAAACACCAATAGAATTTCAATATCTGCAACTTGATCCAGCTACATTTAGAAGTGGTTGGGGTGCTTATAGAGCAGCTTCAGGTTTTGATTTCCAATGGGATGATAAGTTTGGGGTTTTAAATGATAAGCCTGATGATGATTATAAAAGAGCATTTTCAGCTTGGGTATTACCGCAAGGACACCCACACCCTTTGCTATGGCAAAGATTTACTTATGCTGAATCAAGTGCTTTTAATAGCATACTTGGAACATTTTGGAATGAGAAGGATGCACACCCTAATCAAATGCCAGTTGTTAAGTATGTTGGTTCTAAAGCTATACAAGTTGGCATGGGCAAAAGCTCAGAGCTAACATTTGAATTTGCTAAATTTGCTGAAAGGGCAAATGAGTTTATATTACCTGCTTGGGCGGATAATGATGGTACTATCAAAAAAGATCAGGATACTGGTAACAGTAGTGTTTCAGATGAAGATATACCATTTTAAATGCAGCAGGTAGATTGGCAAAGAATAGCGCCTGAAGTTGCAAAACAACTACTTGGCAACCCCAGTAGCACCTCATCTAATGAATTTAGGTGGGGTACTAAGGGTTCTCTAACATTAAATCTTGAAAGCGCTACTTGGTATGATTTTGAAAATGATGTAGGTGGTGGCATCATAGATTTAATAAAACATCTCAATCAAGACGTTAATACAGTTTTAAAACAGTTTGGTTATGACTCAGCATTGACTTCAAATGACTCCTTAATCACAGGCTTCATAGCTCCCCAGCAAAAAAATGAAGCCAAAGTCAATGCTAGGTCATTCTCTAGGGATCAAATGGTTGATCTTTATAAACAAGCAGTAATTAAGGTTAAATATGCAGATAACTTTATGGTTCTCAGGTTTCCTGAAGGGCATTACATAAAGCAAAAATACGCACCATTTAGCCTTAATATGGATGGTAGTTGGTCTATGAAGCGACCTGAAGGATTGCTACCCATTTACTTTACAGATAAGCACAAAGACAAGCCTATTATTATCAATGAAGGTGAGAAGGCTATGCGTGGCTCAGAAGCTATTTACGATGGTGATTCTTGTACTTGGCATGGTGGAGTTAATGCTTGGGATAAAGCAGATTGGAGTCCTATCTTTGGTAGAGATGTTTGGGTGTTTCCTGATAACGATGAAGCAGGTAGAAAGGCAGCTCAAGATATATCAGGTTATTTAAAGAAGAATGGCTGTAAGGTAAAAGTAGCAGAGCCACCTAAAGAGTTTAATGAAAAAGATGATTTATATGATGCTTATATTAGAGGTGATTTTAAGGAGTCGAAAGATTTAGAGAAGTACATAAATGATTGTGTTGAAAAGAAACCAAAAGGATCAATAACATTTACAAGAGCAGATGAAGTATTAAAGCAGGTTGATAATCCTGATTGGCTTATAAAAGATGTTTGTGAAAAGGAGTCTTTAATGTGCATATTTGGTGCGCCTAAAAGTGGTAAATCCTTTATAGCTATTGCTATGAGTGCAGCTATTGCTAAAGGCGATAATTTTTATGGCAATAAATCTTTTGCTAAACCTGTTATGTATGTGTGTGGTGAAGGTCAAAGAGGTGTTAAAAGAAGATTAGCAGCTTGGCAACAAGGCATGTTTAATTTAACAGGCGTACCTTTATACCTATCAGATAGAGCTGTAAGAGTTAATGATGATGATGATTTTAAAAAGTTAGTAGAAGAAATAGATGCTTTACAGACTCAAGTTGGTGAAATTGGCATGATAGTTATAGATACTTTTCAGCGTAATTTTGTTGGAAATGAGAATAGTGCTGAAGATGTAGGTAACTTTATAAACAAATTAGATGGTCTAATATCAGAATATAAATGTTGCGTATGCTTAGTTCATCATACTGGTCATGGCAATAATGATAGAGGACGTGGATCAAGTGTTATGGGTGCATCATTAGATTATGAATTTAAGGTAGCTAGAGAAGATAAGGCTATAGGTGATTCATTAGAAGAAAAGATGTTTGTATCATTTGAGCAGACATTAAATAAAGATGGTCAAGGAATGGAAGCTAAGTCATTTGCATTTAAAGAAGTAGAGATTATAGGCGATGGATTAAATCTAACTTCAGGATTCTTAGAATTGACTGATATAGATTTTAAAACTAAGAAAAAAGATACATTACCCATGATGCAAGATAGAACATTAAATGCTTTAGAAACTGTTGCATATATTAAAGACAAACAAAATCCAGCAGAGCAATTTATGACTCCTAGTGATTTAGAAGGTTATGTAAAAAATAAAGCTGGCGATCCTATAAATGCAAATGTCATTGGTAAACATTTAGAAGCTCTGAATGAAAAAGGTCATGTATATAAGCATGAAAAGTTTGGTTGGCAACATATAAAATACAAAGATTATGCTCCTGAGTTTGAGGATAAGTTTTAATGAGAAGGAAGTTTGAAGGAAGTTTAGAAGGAAGTTTTAAGGAAGTTTTTGCTAAAAATGAATAATTATGAAGGAAGGAAGGGAAGGAAGTATGTAATACTTCCCTTACTTCCTACTAAATCATCAAGGAAGCTATGAAAAGTTATATAGAAGAATCTTTTGAAGATAAATTAAAAAAACTAAGAACTTATGAATCTGATTTATATTTAAAGTGGGGTAATAGGAAGCGTATCTTTAATATGACAGGTGTTACTTTTGAGATTAAGTTTTGTAAAGCTGAGATGATGTTTAAAGAATCTTTACAAAAAGATAACCCTAAGAAGAAAATGCAAATGTTAGAAATGATGGAAAGAGCTTTGGATCATCTAAATATAGAATGTGAGAAAAGTGGTTATCATATTATTCAGCCTAGTTATAAGTGTTTTTGTTTTGAGAATAAAATTGCTATGGTTTGTGATACAGATGAGCAAATGCCATTAATGAGAAAAATATATAGAAATGAGGATGATGTTTTGTTTTTTAGTATAGAAGAATTATTTAGATGTATACCTAAAGATATTATGGAGCTAAGAGCAAGACTATCTAAATTATCTAAAGATGTTAGCTTTAAAAGTATTGAATACAAATGAGTAAGGGTAGCAAACGAAGGCCTGAAGATAAAAAACAGGTTGATGCAAATTGGGACTTAATATTTAACAAAAAGAAAAAGGGAAAGAAGGATGCCAGCAAAACTAAAACCAAGTCAAAAGATAAGAAAT